GGGATGAATGTGGCGATAGATACGCTGAGAGCATTCGTAAGGAATTTTGACAGCGGAAATCAGCTTGCAATAGAATTATCCAACGGAATCAATAGGTTCATTTCCGGCGTAAACTGGGCAGAGACCGGCAAAACATTAGGCGGGTTCGTGGATAAACTGCTTTCGGAATTTGCCACTGGTCTGAACAGGATAGAGTGGGAGAACCTTGGCAACGGTATTTCCAATGGCATTACGAAGTTTATCAATTCCGTACCGTGGGAGAAACGGGCGGCAGAACTGAGCATGGGATTCAACCGTGTTATTCGCGGTCTTGCTACCGGCATCGGAAGCATAAACGCTGAAGGACTTGGACAGAAGCTTTCAGCAAGCATTGACAGGATTTTCAATACGGTCAAATGGGAAGACCTCGGAAAGCTTGTTGTCACTCCATTCAATAAGATAAGGGAGTTTATCTCTGGCTTTGTAAGCGATGAAAACTTCTTCAAAGATGCAGGGACATCGCTTGCAGGTTTCATGAACGGAATCTTCGAGATTGATCTTACGACTGCAGCAGATAATCTCGCTACGATTTTCAATGGCATATTTGCCGCCATAGAAGCGTTCCTTGATGGAACTGACAGCAGGGCTGGATTTGACTGGGATAAGCTCAAAACGAACCTTACAAGTTCAATCAACGGATTCATAGAAAAGGTTGACTTAGCCGAAGCTGCAAGAGTGTTACAAAGGCTGTTCAAAAGCATGCTTGGCACTCTTAAAGGCGTTATTACAGAAGTAGACTGGAAAGAACTTGGAATCAAAATTAGAGATGCCATAAACAACATCGAGTGGAAAGAGAATTTTGACCTTGTAAAAGAAACGATATTCACAGCGCTTCATGGCTTGCTCGTAGACGTAATTGGCGAAGCTTTTGGTCCATTCGGAGATGACTTTGCAAGAGGATTCACCGAGGGAATGAAAGCCATAATAGACCTTGGCGAAGGCACAATCGTCGCAATTGCCAACGCTCTCAAGGCACTTGTAGATGCCATCGGCAAGTATGATCCTGAATTCGTAGAGGATTTGGGAAGGGCACTCGGAACATTAGTCGGCATAGGACTGACTTATTCTTTTGCGACAAAGCTGATTTCTCTTGCAACCGGATTACTTGGAGTTAAAGGCGCAATTAGCGGTACAGTAGGAGGCCTGTCATTCCCGGCATCTATAAGGCTTCTCGGAGAAAACTTCAAGACGTTTGCGGAAACGATGGGGAACATCGAAGGATTTGGCCTTGGCGCTGGTCTTGCGCTGCTACTAGAGCTCGTAGAAGCGGCTCAGTCGTTGCAAGAGGTGCTTTCCGGTAGAAATGGTATACTCTCACCAATAGGAACCCTCGGACAAGATGTCATCAACAACATGAGAGAAGCAGGCGCTATTACGCTTGAACAGAGGGATGAATTACTGAAAATCATTGATGACTGTGAAAACGCAGAGATGTCAATGGGCGAGACGTCAAAGGTACTTGTCGAAAAACTCGCTGAGTATGGCGTATCAGCGGAAAAGTTTTATTCATTCCTTGGAAATACGACTGCAGAGGCCGGGTATACGGAAGAGGCCATCAGCGATCTGACAGAAGCTGCCGGGCAACTTGGCGAAGGGTTTGACACAATGGCAAGCGGTCTCGACATCTCCAATACCAGAGCGGCCGATAGCGTAAAAACGATGAGAAGCACGATATTCGATGCTTTACAGTCATTACGCTACAATGGTGCTGATTTTGCAGACAATTATGACTTGTATATGCAATCATTTGATGACAGCGTTACAAGTGCCTCAACGAACGGTCAGCAGGCTCTCGATAATTTCGTTACAGTCTTGAAAGACAGCTTTCATCTGTCGGATGAGGAGATCCAAACTTTCATTACTGCAATGTCAGAACAGCTTCCCGGATCCGTAGTGATAGCAAGCAATAAAACCGGAATTGAGGCTGCAAAGATAAAAGACAATGTCGGCGGTGCTATGCAGACCGCAACAGACAAGACAAAGGAAGCGGCAGGTACGATTTCCACAGCATTTGATAAATCAGTGTCAAATGCGACAACATCTACCGGATTACTGAGTATGCGTGTTAAGTCTGACGTTCTTGACATGAAGTCCGGCGTTGTGGACACAAGTACAAAAATGTCGACCGATACAGATAAGCAGTTCGGCAGACTGAAATCGTTGACGACCGGTAAGATGAAAGAGACCGGTACCGACTTGAACAACATAACGACTACGAACATTTCAGTTCCGTTACATAACAGGTTTAAAACGATTGCAGATAGTCTTCCGAATCATTTTAACAGTATTGGAACAAATATTGGTGCAAAGCTTTCCGGCATATATGAAACCGCTAAACCATATCTCGAAGAACTGAAAAAGAATATGGGAACCGCCGGAAAAGACGTTAGCAATGGACTTGCCGACGGTATCAATGATGCTACAAGTAAGCAAAGAGTCTCAAACGCAATGAGAAATGTTTACGAAGAAAGCGTCATGGGAGCGAGCCGGTCAACAATGGAAATCCATTCCCCGTCAGCGGTCATGAGAGACCAGTTCGGAAAGCCAATTGATGAAGGTCTGGCGAATGGCATAACGCAGTATGCTTATTTGGTCAGCAATGCCGTGGGAAGTTTGAAGACGGCAATAACAAGACCGCTTGCTGATTGGTCGTTCATGAGTTCGATATCATCTGCTGTCGGCGGTATTCCGAATGCAATTGCAACCGGAATAAATTCCGGTTCGTGGGTTATCTCCGGGGCGATGTCATCAATTATGGAGCAGATCAGATCTCCGTTCTATAACATCTGGTCCGTAATGGATGGATTCGGAAGACAGGCTGCAAACGGATTCGCAAACGGGATGAGATGGACATCAATCCCACTGCCGCACATCGCATGGAATTGGAATACAATCACCTACGGAAACGGTAACTGGGTACAGGTTCCTGATTTCTATCTGAACTGGTATGCAAGAGGCGGTCTGTTTACGACACCTACAATTGCCGGTTTTGGTGAGGCAGGAGATGAGGCAGCATTACCGCTGACTAACAAAGGAGTTATGTCGAGGATTGCCGATTCCATTGTGAGCGCATCGGATGGATTTTCCGGTATGAGTCAGGAAGACATGATAGAAGCTGTCGCCACGGGGGTAGCAATGGCAATGAGTCAGAATCCGCAGGTGGTTGAAGTCGTTGTGAATTCTGTGCTGAAAACGAATGATGAGAAACTTGCACAATCTGTCGAAAGAGGAAAAGCCAAGCTTAATAGCAGATATAATCCTGCTATAGGGTATAATTATTAAGGGAGTGCTTCACGGCACTCCCTTTCTATATAGAAAGGGGGAACGCAAATGGCAGATAACAGATTGATAGTTGTTGATGGCATAACGCTTCCTCAACCGTATGTATACCAATGGTCGTTGCAGGACATAAGTGATTCTGATTCAGGTCGGACGGAAGATGTCCTGTTCCATAAGAACCGTGTAGGGCAGAAAAGAAGATTGCAGTTGGGGTGGAGAGGGAAAAGTACGGCTGAGACTTCAGCAATTCTCAATGCTTTCAATCCCGAATACATCTCTGTCAGGTATTTTGACTTACTGGATAACAGATATGAAACCCGTGATTTTATTGTTGGTGACAGAGAAGGAAGCGTGAAGTTATGGTGGGTCGGCAGACACCTCATAGATGTTGTTTCCTTCAATATCACAGAAGTGTAATGGAGGGAGATGTTGCAATATGATAAATGTAACACCTGCTTTCAGAAAACTGTTAAGTGACGGTGACGGGAAGTTTCTGAAGTTCGCCGATGTAATGCTCAGAGACAATACGGTGTTGCATCTTACAAACTCTGAGATATGGTCGGGCGGATTCCAATTTGATGATGCCGTATCCACTGATTCAGAGTTCCAGGTTGGAGCAGCAATCATAAACAAATGCTCTATCGCAATAAACAACATCTATCATGACTATGGTAGTTATGATTTCGATGGCGCTACTGTCGTAACTTATATCGGATATCAGATTGGAGATAATGTAGAGCGGCACAAAAGAGGAACGTACACAGTAGACGAAGCGTCATATGATGCCTCGCTGATTACTCTGGAATGTCTTGACAATATGCAGAAGTTTGACAAGGCATGTTCGTCTTCTTTCATAAGCGTCCCGGCAACGGTGGCGAACATTGTAACCGCTTGTTGTACGCAGTGCGGCGTTACGTTAGACTCAGTTACTTTCTCTCACAGTGATTTCGTGATAACGACACTTCCGGACAGTGAAACGACAACATACCGTGAAATCATATCGTGGTGCGCTCAGATTTGCGGATGCTTTGCCAGATGCAATCCGGATGGCGATTTGGAATTCAAGTGGTACGATCAGGCGAAACTGCAATCAGCACTTGACGTGATTGATGGCGGTTCTTTTGAGCCTTGGACAGTCGGTGATTCACTGAGCGGTGGCATTTTCAATCCTTGGACAGTGGGAGATTCATCAGATGGCGGCGATTATGATTCTTTCGACGATGTCCATTTTATATACAGAACATACAACCATACTGTATCTACGGATGACGTAATCATCACAGGAGTGCAGGCAACCATCAAGGAAGACGATCAGCAAAACGGAAATGTGGAAAAAACGTATACAGTTGGAACGACTGGATACATGATAGACATTTCCAGAAATCCGTTTATTGACAAGACAAACGTCAACACGATTCTTGGGTGGTTGGGCACTCAGCTGATTGGTTTCAAATTCCGTAAGGCAACGATATCCCATGTACAGGATCCTACGATAGAGGCAGGGGACATTGCCGTTCTTTGGGATAGGCACAGAAACTTTTATCCCATTGTAGTTTCGAGAACGTCATATACATCTGGTTCTCCTCAAACGACAGTATCTGCGGCACAAACGCCTGTCAGAAACTCATCTCAGCGGTTCTCTGCGGAAACAAAGAATTATGTGGAATTATCCAAAAATCTCCAGAGGCAAAAGACAAGTTATGAACAGGGAATCGAAGAACTTACGCAGGCTTTAGACGTCAAGGCGGGGCTTTATTCTACGATTGAAGAATTACAATCCGGGAATATATATTACCTCCATGACCAGCCGGACCTGGATGACTCCCAGATTGTCTGGAAGATGACGGCAGAAGCATTCGGCGTAACGACAGACTATGATGGCGATGACACTATTTGGAACGGCGGCATGACTGTTAATGGCGATGTCATTGCAAGAATTCTGACCGCTACCGGGGTAAACGCTGACTGGATAACTACTGGGACATTATCCGCTGACCGCATCGCAGGAAATTCTATTGATGCATCGAAACTGAATGTTACCGACTTGTCTGCTCTATCCGGTAATCTCGGAACGATTACAGCAGGAAGTATCAACATCACAGGAACCGGAGAAGGTGCAGGAACAATGACACTAAACAACGGTGTATTGACCTGTACGAACGGCAATTTCACAGGAACCATTACGGCTACAAGCGGTAGCTTTTCCGGCACGATATCAGCGGGGACGTACCTTGGTTTACCAAACACTGGTATGTCAGTTACTCAGGACGGCGGCCTGCAGGGGACAGCGACAGCCGGGTATACAGGGTCTGTGCTCAACGGAAGCACAGTTGGCGCTCTGCCGGTCACTGCAGCAGGACTCAGCTATACAAGCGGAAATGATACTATGTCATTCACCACCGGCGGCTTGTCCATGGGTAGTGGAATAGCGTTAGGAGTGGACGGAACCGGAACAATCAGTGATATCAAAATCGGAAAGACCTCCATCTACTCAGAAGGGCATACAGCATACAGTTCTCCTGTGAATGGTTTCTATCTTGGCTCTGATGGAAGTTTCGGTGTCGGAAATAATGCAGGTAACTACCTGCATTTCGACGCTGCGAACGGTCGGCTTGATATCAAAGTTACTTCTTTCGCTCTAACGGGTGGTCAGACCATCGAAAGTATAGCGCAGAATAAGGCGGATGCCGCACTTTCCAGTGCGCAGACATATGCTGACGGAAAGGCATCGACAGCGCAGAGCAACGCTGAAAGCTATGCATATACACAAGCCACCAACGCTTTTAACAATGCCAAGAGCTATACTGATACGGAGATAAGTAAGATTCCATCTCCTGAAACCCTTACTCAGCAAAGCGTTTTTAATGCCCTGACAAACAATGGGCAGACGCAAGGAATTTTCCTGCATAAAGACAGCGACAATGTAACAAGGGTATATATAAACGGTGCGTACATAGCATCAAAAACGATAGCGGCGGGTTCTATCAGCGTAACAGACCTTGCGGCAATCAACGCAAACATGGGTGCTATTACAGCAGGAAGCATTAATATTGGTTCTGGTTCAAAAACCTTTAGCGTAGCATCTGATGGAACATTTTCGTCAACGGGTGGCAGTATTGACGGAACCATTACCGCAAGGAATGGATATTTCCACGGAATCTTTCAGGTTGGAGAACTTTTGGATGCCGGAGACATCGCTAACCAGCGTGCTGACTTTTACTGTGACGTAGCCGCATACGGTTTTAAGGTCAGGAACAGCAACGGAACATTTACAAGCGTTTCGCTGGATGGACATACGCACTCTGGATATGCAACATCTGACCATACGCACAGCACATTTGGCGCGGTACATTTTAATTCACCATGGACTATATCGGGGATGGCAACCGTTTCCACCAATACTGCCATGTTTAATATACCGCCAAACAGTTCGGTTGGTACTATTGCATACGGCTCTGCATCGTCAATCAGATACAAGGATGTTATCAGGGATATGACAGAAGAAGACGTCGAAAAGGCTTATGGTATTCAACCTGTGATTGCCAAATACAAAGACGGTTATCTCGTGGAAACCGATGAGCGAGTAGGCATGGCTTATCCCATGTTTGTTGCAGAAGACGTGGAAAAATACCTTCCGACAGTAGCGACACACAGGGATGGGCTGACGGAAAACTGGGATGAGAGAGCCATGATTCCTGTAATGTTCCAAATGATCAAGAGCCTTAAATCAGAAATCAACGCACTGAAAGCTGAACTGTCGAGGGGGTGATGACATGGGTAACGCACAGCTTCAATTTCATGTGA